ATTTCACTGTACCAGTAGTAGAAGACGTTCCGGAAGATGTAGCTGAAAATTGGATAGATCAACTTACTATTAAACAGTTTAACGAAGAATTAAAAGATGTGTTTCCTTACATTTATAAATTAGTAGGCGAAGCAACACGAGCTAAAGAATTAGGCCCAGAAGACTTAATGTCAGAAGCAGATGAACACACTGAGATGAATGAGTCAAACGATTATCTTGACAGTGTTATTCAAGCACACCAGCAAGAATTTGATCAATTCATAGCAACTGGTGAAATTGATACCACCGGTGATCTTTACAACGAAATGTATGAATACTATGCAAACGAAATGAACCCACGTCAAAGACGCAACATGGAAGCACAGTATGATTACATCACTGGCAAACTTCGTGAACTTGGTGCAATGAAAAACGAAGCCTGGGTCAAAGAAGCCGAAAAGAAAGGCCTTTACTATTATGTAAACAAGCGTAAAAAAGCAGGAACTAGTAGACCAAAAAATCATCCAAAAGCACCTAGTGCTCAAGACTGGAAAAATGCAGCAAAAACAGCAAAAGAAGAACTGGAAATCGAAGCAGCATTTGAAAGTTTAATGGGGCAATTTGCTGAAAACTCAGTAGACGAAGGCCTAGGAAAAAAATTAGCAATTCTTGCACTACTTGGACTCACAGGTTACGGAGCCATGAAAGCTACTAGTCCTGTAAATTCTCCATTAGGACAAGCATTACAAAGTGCAGCAGAACAAGGCGACAAAGAAGCAGCATATCATTTAAGCAAACTTGGTGCTTATGTTGACGCAGGCGACTCACAAACATTAAAACAATTAAACTTCCAATACATTGATGAACCAGCAGCAATGAAAGATGATGCAACTGTTCCAAACGATTCTGTATCGTCACCGTTGACAATGACTCAAGAAAAACCAAAAACTCCAATCGGCGAATTTATTTTATCATACTTTGACAGAGAAACAGGAAAGTTTCCTAAAGGCGAAACAGCAGTATTGACTGCGGTGCAAAAAGATTACGGCGATCAATATGTTAAACCTGCCGTAGAATTTATTAAAAAAGTTGAGGCTATATCAGCTAAACGTAAAGTAGAAAAAATACAAAATTCACCCCACCCTGAAACAGAAATGATCAAACACTTAGCAGGTGTTTAAACTTTATTTTAAGCGTAGTGGAAACACTACGCTTATTTTTTTAATTATTAAAAACAAAAAATAATCAAAAAATTGATTGACAAGATAAATAATATTGTGTAGTATTAGAAATGTGCTACACAGTATTAGGCACAAAACGCATTAAGCACATAGGCATTATTATAGGAGGCATTTACTATGGCATCATTGGCAGAAATTAGAGCAAAACTTAAAGAACAAGAAACCCGCACTTCGGGCACAAGCACTGGTGGCGACAACGCAATATATCCGTTTTGGAATATGCAAGAAGGACAAACAGCAACCTTCCGCTTTTTACCAGATGGTAATCCAAACAACACATTCTTCTGGGCAGAACGCTTGATGATCAAGCTTCCTTTTGCTGGAGTAAAAGGAGAAACAGATTCGAGGCCCGTACAAGTGCAAGTTCCTTGCATGGAAATGTATGGCGAATCTTGCCCGATTTTAAATGAAGTTCGCGGTTGGTTCAAAGATCCTACATTAGAAGATATGGGTCGTAAGTATTGGAAAAAACGTTCATACATTTTCCAAGGTTTTGTTACTGATAATCCTTTGAAAGAAGACACATCACCTGAGAATCCGATTCGACGTTTTATTATCGGTCCTCAAATTTTCCAACTTATTAAAGCAGCACTAATGGATCCTGATATGGAAGAGTTGCCAACTGACTATACTGCTGGCGTTGATTTTAGACTCAACAAAGGTAGCAAAGGCGGCTTTGCTGATTATGGTGCTTCAAACTGGGCTCGCAGAAGCAGACCGCTGAGCGATACCGAAATGCAAGCAATTAACACTAATGGCTTGTTTAATCTGTCTGACTTCCTTCCTAAGAAACCTACTGATGTTGAACTTAAAGTTCTTTCGGAAATGTTTGAAGCAAGTGTTGACGGAGAACCATACGATACAGAGCGTTGGGGTCAATATTTTAGACCAGCTGGAATTTCAGCAAAGACTGGCGATCCTGTAGCAACACCGACCGCTAGCAAAAAAGCAGTCGTAGTTGATGAAAATGATTACGATGACATTCCTGTTAAACCTACTGCACCAGTTGTAAAGCAAGAGTCTGCACCTGCCACCGGCGGAGCAGAAAACATTCTTGCAATGATTCGTGCTCGTCAGAATCAATAATTTACACACATAACAAATAGTTGAGTTGCACTGTGCAACTCAACTAACTTTATATCTTATTAGGAAACAATTATGGCTAAAAAATCAGTAAAAAAAATCAGCGACAAACTTAGAAAAGTAAGTGATTCGTACACCATCAACATGTATGACAACGGATACATGCTTGAAATTAGTGGCCGCGACAATGACGACGAATGGTCTAGTGCTAAAATTATGTGTTCAACTGTTGAAGAATTAGTCGAACTAGTAAAAGAAGCAACAGACATGGAAAGAGAGTAATGGCCTCTAAAACATTTGACCCAACAAAGTTTCGCAATAGTTTAACAAAATCTATTGATGGAATGAGTTCCGGATTTCACGATCCTACTGATTGGATCTCAACCGGAAGTTATTCGCTTAATTATTTAATTAGCGGAGACTTTAAAAAAGGTATTCCGCTAGGTAAGGTTAGTGTTTTTGCTGGAGAATCAGGTTCTGGAAAAAGCTATTTTTGTTCTGGTAACATTGTTAAAAATGCACAAGAGCAAGGTATCTTTGTTGTTCTAATTGATAGCGAAAACGCACTCGACGAATCGTGGCTACATGCACTAGGTGTTGACACAGATGAATCAAAATTGTTAAAACTCAACATGGCAATGATCGACGATGTTGCTAAGACTATTTCGTTGTTCATGAAAGATTACAAAGCAATGGACGAAAAAGATCGTCCTAAGGTACTATTTGTAATTGATAGCTTGGGTATGCTTATGAGTCCTACAGAACTAAATCAGTTTGAAGCAGGGGACATGAAAGGTGACATGGGTCGTAAGGCCAAAGCACTTAAAGCATTAGTTACCAACTGTGTAAACATGTTTGGTAGCTACAACGTAGGCATGGTTGTTACTAACCACACTTATGCAAGCCAAGATATGTTTGATCCGGATGATAAAATTTCAGGCGGTGCAGGTTTTATCTATGCAAGTTCTATTGTAGTTGCAATGAAAAAACTCAAACTCAAAGAAGACGAAGATGGTAACAAAACTTCAACTGTAAACGGTATTAGAGCATCGTGCAAAATTATGAAAACACGATATGCAAAGCCATTTGAATCTGTACAAGTTAAGATTCCTTACGAAACTGGCATGGACCCTTATAGTGGGTTGTTTGACATGTTTGAATCCAAGGGCTTGTTAGAAAAGATTGGAAACCGTTATCAGTATATTACTAGCGAAGGCGAAGTATTGCTTGAGTATAGAAAAAACTGGACAGGTGAATTATTAGATCGCGTTATGGAAGACATGCCTAATAAAAAAGCATCTATGGTAAATACCGAAGATGCTGATATAGAAGCAGTTGTTAGTAACGAGGAATAATTTAATGAATGAAGTACAAATTGCAGACATTTGGATGTTATTTAAAGAGTATGTTGACAAGAAAAACGTAAGCATTGCTGCTGAAAAATTTGTTGACATTTTAGCAGATTATGGTGTTTCAGATGAAACTTTTCATTCTCTACTAGGTGTTGAAGGTCATCTTGACGATGCAATTAATTACTATCTCGACTTAGATTCAGATCTTGATGAAGACGACGAGGATTAATAATGGGATGGTATTCAGAAGTATCAAGAGATATTTCAAAAATTCCTGATGCAATACAATACTTTGAAAGCGAGCTTTTAGAAGCTCGCTTTGAAGTCAAAATTAAAGGCAGTATCGAACGTGCATCTGCAGACATGCCGGGCATAGTAGAACACCGATTTAATCAACTTCAAGAAATTGAAGCAATCTTAGAATATTTAAATATAGAACTTCGTAGACTGCGTAGTATGTTTTTCAAAAAATATCTCGAAAACTACCAACGTGCATTATCTAGCAGAGATGTCGAAAAATACGTCGACGGTGAAGCTGATGTAGTTGACTATGAAAAGATTATCAATGAATTTGCATTACTAAGAAATAAATGGCTTGGTGTTTTAAAAGCATTAGATCAAAAGCAGTGGCAGATAACTAATATTGTAAAACTTCGTGTTGCAGGAATGGAAGACGCTTCACTATGAAACTACCTAAATTGCAAGGAAATAAATCTACACAAAAACATGTGATTTATTTTTCTTGCGACTTAAAATATTATCAAGAACACGGAATACCGTTAATTAAAAGTATTGTTAATACAATATCTTGGATCGGTGTTCATGTTCATTTAGTATTGTACAGACCCCCTACTAATTTATTTTATCATAAACGTGTTTCTTACACATATGAAATCATTACAGAAGAATTTGTAAATTCTATTGTGTTAGCAACTGATAGCGGCAAGTTAACTATCAATAAAGAATTACTACATACCGACAACGATTACAGAATTAAAGAAATAATTTATTTTAGTTGTGCTAGATTCTTAAAATTATCAGAGTTGTTTCAAAAAAATCAATTTGTATTACAAATAGATGCCGATGCTATTTTGTTTAACGAATTTTCTTTAAACGAATTTAAAGACGTAACGATTAAACCAAGAGGCATGAGAAAACCAAAAGATCCAAATACATTAATTGCTAGTTGTATTAGTTTAGGCACAGGCGATGCTGGCGAGCATTTTAAAAAAGTTTTTTCAGACTTACTATATGAAGAATTTTCTAAAGGTGCGTACTGGTATATAGATCAAGAAATGTTAAAAAAAGCATTTTATAATATAAGCTTTGAAACAATAGACACAAAATGGTGCAATTGGGGTCTTAAAAAGACAGATTATTTTTCAACTGGCAAGGGTAATAAGAAAACTCACCCTAGGTTTTTAGAAAGAGTGAGTGTATGGAAGGATACATAATATATCTTCCAGAATATGCTAACAGTGTTAGATGGGCATACAATGCTCTTGACAGTGCAAAAAAACACAGTTGGAACGTACAACTATATAACGGCATCAATGGCACTAGAATGAAAATACAAGATGCTGGATTATCTGTATATGCTCATTCAAAAAAAACAAAAAGATTATTTGAAAAACCTGGCGTACACGGATGTTTTTTGTCTCATTATCAATTATGGAAAAAATCAGTTCAAACAAATAAAACTATTGCAATTTTTGAGCATGACGTTGAGTTTTACAAACCTCCAATTTTAAATAACTTTACAGAAGTTTTAAAACTAGAAGGGTTTGTTGAAGCAAAACCAATATTACCCGGAAAGTGGTGGGAAGGTGCAAGAGCATATGTTATAACTCCAATGGCTGCAAATAAACTAGTAACTTGGGTTAAAGAAAACGGTGCTATGCCGGCAGATTGGATGTTGTGTGATGGTATTGTCGACGTTAAGTTTGATAATAACGAACTAGTTGGGTATTGTAAAAACACTTTTAGTTTTACAAAGGATTTATAATGAAAAGATTAATATATCAAGTATATGTTGGACAAACAAGCAATCTATACGATGCATGTATAAAAAGTGTGTCTGACTATTGTAGAAAATACAATATAGATCATATTGTACAAAAAAATTCTATACTAAGAATTCAACCAGACTTGTCAAGAACCGGCAGAAGCAAAGAAGCAGTTAGTAGATTAGGATATCTACCTATCTTCGAAAAAGAAAATGCATTTTCCTATATCGACAAATACGATCAAATTGCAATAGTTGACAGTGACATCTTTATTAAATCAACTGCCCCAAACATCTTTGAAAGTTTTGAAAACACGTATGACTTTGGTGCAGTAGCAGAAAGAGAATTGCCTTGCAACAAAAAATATAAATCAAAAATAACAAAGTATTCTCATAATGCATTTGGAAACTTAAAAGACGTAGATTGGCGATGGAACGATCTCGGTGCTGAATTTTATAATATGGGACTAATGCTTTTTAATTCAAATAATTTTAAAAAGTACTTAAAAAATCAAACTCCAAGAGAATTTATATCTAGACCGGAATTTAAAGATTTTGTTGACGGAGTTGGATTTTATAGATGGTCAACGGATCAAATGCTGTTAAACTGGTGGGTTAAAAAAGAATCCATGAATGTTAAAAACTTAGATTGGCGATGGAACGGTTTGTACAAAGGTATTGATGATAAGTACTTACAAGATGCACATTTTGTACATTTCTTCTTAAAGGATCTATTGCCCGACCGTGGTGAAAATGTAGACCAACTCATGAAAGCTATTCGATGAAGAATATTATCCTACAGCATTTTGACGGCGAACTGAGAGAACTGGATAAACTTTCAATCGACAATATTAGTCAATATGCTGACATGATTGGTGCAGAATATAAACTTATTAGAGGTAAACCCTTTGACGACAGTTTAACTTCTCCGTGCCAAAAGGTCCATATGATTGCTGAAGAGTGGGACGAATACAGTAATGTTCTGATGTTAGACATTGACATGTT